GCAAAGGGCTTAGGAGCTCCAGCCTTTACCTTAGACATTTCCTCTCGGCTCGCTCTTTTGCCTTTTGCAGCATAGTTTGCGTTAGCCAAAGCACGCCCGATTGCACTCGTCTCACAATTCTCCAAAGCGCTCGTAGAGTTAACACCTCTAGCCGAGACGGTTTCCTCTGCATAGCCTGTAGTCCAAGCCTTTGCATCAGCTTCAGTTCTAAAGATACTAGCCTTAACAACAAACCTGTTGGTGCTGTGTTCCACAAGATCCGTGTGTACAAGTCCATCTGGATAATCCTTCCAAAACTTTGCTAGGCGTTCTTCAACTGTCTCGTAATCTTCTAGGTTAAACATAAAGCTCGTCCTCCTCTGATATAAGTTCTCCGGCAAGTGCTAGGTAAGCACACGCATCTATGATGCTGTCGAGATGGTATGGAGTTTCTTGGAGTCTGGCGAGCTTGACCTCGACCATCGCCAAACATGCTTGGTAATCCGTAACTGGTACTTCAAGCATTTGTTGGAGTCGTAGTGCGATTCTTGACTGATTGACACGCGGACTACCATAAACAAGTCCTCGCTGACCAATAATGTCTGTTGCTGATAGGAGGATCTCACTTGCCTTCATCGCCCTACCTGCTCGTACTGCTTAGCACGCTTGTAAGCGATGCGTCCTGCTATCTTGCCGTGTTCGTGCCCTTTGGCATATCCGAGTAGGAAAGCTGGGATTGCGCCTAGACACATTGAAACTAGAATAATGATGTCGTGATTGTCAAACATGTAGAGCCCCTTTCGTTGTTGTTAGGAGAACCTTACAACGGCAGCTCTACCTCAACTAGCCTTTTTTGATAACGAAACGGTAACGCTTCTGCCTCATCTACCCCGTCATCTACGGTGCGCCTGAGAGGTACGAGAGACTTAACGAGGTCGTCCATAGACCTTGCCCTGAACTATGAAAGTGCCGTTCTTCTCTATGTAGATTAGATCCACTTGGACATTCTTACCCTTGACATACATGATGGCAAAGGCTTGCTGCCAATTAGCCGTTCCACGGGTGTATGCAGCCTGTTTGAAGTCCATTAGGTTACCTACCTCAACACCATGTAGAACACGCCCCAAACGCCCTCCTATGGCTTCTGAGAAGGATGTGCGCCCTGCCCTATGGGTATGCCCTGAGATGATGTTAGTGCCTGTCCTACGGGCTGCCTCTAGTGCGCTTAAACCGCCCTGAGACTTGATAGGGGTATGGTCACCGTGAACGGCTACCCATGAGGGTGCTAGCTGCATAGGCTTCTTGTGAAAGGTAATACCTAACTCATCAAACTTCATGAACTTTTCAAAGCGAAGCTCTGGCAAGGATAGGAAGCTAGGGATTTTCTTCATGATGATGTTATAGAGGCGGTCAGTATGGTTAGACCTAATGCAGTCTGTGACCCCAAGCTCCCATAGGAGGTCAACGCAGCGGTCTCGGTCATCGCCTAGAGTCTGTGAGTATGCCTCTGGCGTACCTTCTGACCACTTGCTTATGGTCTGGAAGTCTATCTCGTCACCTATTGTGACTGTCTGGTCTGGCTTAAAGGTTTGTAGGAACTTGGCTATGTTGCGTGTTACATGTACATCTTCGAAGGGAACTTGCAAATCACTTAGGATCACAATTTTCTTCATAGGGTTTAATCCTCATCTTCGTCATCTTCGTAGTATCCACCCTGATAGGGAAGCCAGTTAGGAGATGGCAGAATGGTTGTCGGATAGGTGGCAGGTTCTAGAAGCAGCGACATGGCTATATCGTCAGCGAACCCTGCTCGCTTGAGGGAAAGCCAATACTCGTTCAACCCGATTGTGTACTGGTCGAGCTTTGAGTATGTGGATAAATCTATGGTTTGTTTTCTAGCCATGTGATAAGTGTTACTTCTTAAGTAAGTCTATGATTGTTTCGACACGCGCTTCTAAGACAGTTATTTGTTGTTTAGTATCGTTGATGGCATCCCTCATCGAGCTGCCACCGTTCGGCTTCAATTCGCTTAAGTAATGCTTCACGAGGTGATGAACCATCGTGGCAACACCAGCCAGCCCCGTCACGATCCCCGTGATCAAAGCAGCAAAGTCGGTCAGACTCATCGTTTCGTTGGTGTTGCATACCCAAACACCCCTGCAAGTACAGCCCAAAGGATTGAGCGATAGTCAGCTGCAAAGTTAGATGCAGCCCAAGCGGATAGGAAAGCTCCAGCGGTAAGGACGGCAGGGTTCTTCATGTTCATTAGTTTATCTCCAGTAGTGGGATGTTAAACGGTCTAGGGTCGTTATCGCCTTTTGCAGTAAAAGATACATGGCAATGCTTAATATGCGGATTGACTCCACGATAAGTTCTCCAACGCCATAAGGACTTGGCTGAGGCGATGCGGCTGTTGAAGATGACATAGGAGATCCGTTTATCCTTCTTGGCGCATATCCGTATCTGATCTGCAAGATAGGGCATCCTGTCGGGTTTGGAGTTTGTAAAGAGATCTCTATCCAAGTCGATTGCTCTAACAACTCCAGTCGGTGCAGCAGGATTGTGGTCGCTAGCACGCTGTGAATGTGATGCATCGCCGAGCCAACCATCGGAAGTCTTATCACGGTCTGGGTAGGCACTATTCACCTGCTCTCTTAGGGAGTGTGCAGCTTTGGATAGGCGAGGCTTCATCCGAGTAGGAGTGCAGCTTCTTCCGCTGTGATGCCGAGCTTGGTCAGTAGTGCAGCCTTAGCGGTTGCCTTTGCCCGTGCCTCGGCTTCACGCTCTGCTTCTGCCGCTGCGTATGCTGCCGCTTCTGCCTCGCGCTGCGCTACTTCTTCGTCGGTAAGTTCAATTTCAAGAACCTCACCAGTAGTGCAATTTACTTCGATTCGTGTTGGGTTTGCCATGATTGCTCCTTATGAGTTCTTGATGCCGTATAGATAGAATGATGAGCCTGCTGCGAAAGAAGTAGCGGCTAGTATTGCCACACTCGAAATTGCTGCAGTATTTGACAACAATGTAGCAAAAACCAAGATATTTGCACTCTCAAAAGTGGCAAGATTGTTTTCTTGCACAGCAGAATGAGAGCCGACTTTGTTGGCGGCACCAGCATATGATGGTAAATATGTTTCATTATTGCTAAAAGTGTTAGAGGTTGAAAGACTGGAAGGATAAGAGTTATACAGCCACCAGTAATTGGTGCTTGTTAAAGCCGAGGTTGTTGCTGTAGTGGAAGTTCCTTGAAGGTAAGTTTCGCTGTAATTTGTCGTAATTGAGTTAATTTGCATACGAGCGTTAGAGAAATAGTTTCCTGTATTACTTGTATCTCTTGCAGACCATCTCAACACCAAATCCGTCCAAGTGCTAGGAATAGCAGTAAAGGTATAAGAAGCAGCAGATGATGTAAGTGTCTCACCTTTGATTAGTTCGTAGGTCGTTCCCATTATGCACTCACCTTCTTTGCGTAGTTCGCTTTAGCGCGTACTCGGTTGCACTCAGCGCACTCGCGCTTGCCGTTCTTGCGTACCATTATGTTCCCCTCAAAAGGATGCCCCTGCTTGCAATGGCTTCTGTTGTTAATGTTATGTAGTCCAGCCATAATGTTCTCTTGCTGGGTAACTAGGCGTAAGTGATCTGGTGCAATGCAGAGTCTATTGCTGCACATATGGTCAATTACTTTCCCTTCTGGAATTGCTCCATTAAGAAGCTCCCAAGCCCAACGGTGAGACTGGATTTGCTTTCCGTCTATGCGGATGCGGCTGTAGCCGTTTGTCGTAATACCGCGCTTCGCGGTAATGCAAGGGCTAAGCACTTTTAATTCCGTAGAGGGTTGCGGTAGTGCCTATTGCATAATTGCTGGAAAAGAGATTCCCTAAGTCAATTTGAGTAATAGCAGAGGTTGAACGCCAAAGACCAACTGTTCTATCTACCTTGCCGTTTGCTGTGTTGTCATCAGTAGAACCAGTAAACAAAACTGTCTTGTAAGTAGAACCTGCATAAGAGAAAATGTCAAAAGTAATTAAGCCTGAAATGGATGTAGAAATGTTTGCTGCTCCATAGATTCCATCTGAACTGCTTGTGTATCTATCGGATGCGGCACTTGAACCATCCCCATAAAGTCTAGTTGCTGAGTAGTTTGTTGAAGAATCAGAGTTAAACTTAATAGTAGGTCTTAAACTTCCTGTCGCGCCTAAAGCAACTAGAACAACCCTCAAATCGGTATAGGTAGCAGGGATGGAACTAAATGTAATTGGCTTTGCTGCGCTGCCTAGCGTGTAGGTTGCGATTGGTTCGTAAGTTGCTCCTGCAGCCATTGTTACCCCTTAATCCCGTAAAGTGCAATAGAGGTCTTGCTTCCAAAAGACCAAGATCCATTATCTGATAAAAACTTAACAGATGAAACCGCTGATGTTGACTGATATAAACCAGAAGTTAAGTTAATGCTACCTTGTATATTATTATTATCCCAACCACCGAGGAATCTTACGGTTTTGTTTGTTGAAGTATTGCTATAATCTTGTATATCTATGATGCCAACAGATACAGTATTTTGACCTGCGCCACCAGCTGGTAATATAGAACCAAATTCTATCCAATTTTTTGTAGCACCGCCATAAGCCCCTACTGATCCACCTGTACCTTTAAGTTGATGCCAAGAATATGAAGTTCCAGTTGCTCCATTTATTTGCATATCAAATGGGAGTAAGTAAGATGTATCTGTATTTTGAGCAATAAATCTAAATTGTAAGTGCTTGTAAGTTGATGGTATAGAAGTAAAGTTTATTGAAGTAGTATTACTACCTGCAACTGTGGCAATAGATTCATAGGCAGGATTACTGGGAGGCGCTCCAGCTCCTAGAGCCCCAGCAATTTGATTTGCTATCACTACGCAACTGCTCCAACGACATACCAAGTATCTGTTGCAACCTTGATGCAAGCGGCTGTCTTGTATTGGGCAAGAGTAGGAGAAGCGGCAACTGCTCCGCCTGATAGTACCGTCGTGGTACCACTTGTTACGGCTGAGATGGTTACTGCGCCAACGCCCTTATTGAGGACTGTAATCACAGAGCCCACAGGGATTGCTGCAGAAGCGTTTGTAGGGATCTTAAAGGCTACAGCGGTTGCCTTATTCATAGGCACTAGAACCTGATAGGAGTCTGCTAGGACGGCTGTATAGTCAGCTGTCTGGTCAGCCTTGACCTCATAGGTCACAAGCCCGTTATAGTCTGCAGCCGTAAAAATGTCTCCGGTTGCCGCTGGAAAGCCTACTGCCATGTCATACTCCTAGTAACTCATTATAGATTGTCCGATTATACCGTATGTGCTGCTTCCAATGATGAAACCTTCAACGATTGGCTCAAGGGTCGTAACTGTGCATTTCATACGGTTTGGGGTTATATCCCACGCTAGACCCTGCGCTTGCAAAGTCTTAACAATAGTAGAGCCATCAGGTTGGACATTTGTTATCTTCAATGGTGAGAAGTAATCAAGTCCAAGCATTGTGGCAGTTGGTACGGCTGTATCCAGTAGATCCACAGTCATGGCATCTATTCGTATGGATGTCTCTGCTCTGCTTGCCACATAGACTTGGGCTATGTTCAAGACCTGAGCATCAGTCTCGGCTACAAGCGAGTCCTCGACATTGCCGTGAGGAAAGTACTTAGTAACTGAGGCGGTGTTTTGTACAGTCTGCTTTGTGCCACCTACACGGGTGAAGTCAGCTGTGTTGATGATGAGCTTGTCATCAAAGGCGTACACAAGGTTTGAGTATGGGATGCCTGTGGTTTGGTTGAACTCAATAGGAGTAGCACCTAGAGAGCCCACAACCTCATCTCTGGACTTAAAGATTGCTGTTCCTTCGCTGGAGATATAGAACGCACCCTGCTCTGTGAACTCTGCGTTCTTGAGAGCGCCTAAGCCAGAGCGAGTAGTTGCTGGATCTGCTTGGCAGGTAGTTGAACCGGTAGCGATGGTTCTCATAGATGTAGGGAAGTTCATTTGGTCAAGTATCTTGCCAATGCGTGTGCCGGTTGTTTGTCCTGCAGTTGCATCGGCTACGGTCTGGACGGTTGCCAGTTGAAATAGACGGAAAGCATCAGAGCATTGGATATCTACATAGCCAGTTTCCTGCCCCTGTGGGTAAGTGTAGTTGTAAGCCTCTGTGTAACCTGAGAACAAGAAGTACCCCACGCCCCCTACGGTTGCTGATACGCGTATCTTGCGAAGTGGTGTGAGGTAGCCGTAGTAAGGGCTAGAAGGGTTCTGTGGGTTGAAATAAGAGTCTGGGTCTAATACTCGCACCGTACAGCTGCCAGCCTCGTAGGTATCGCGCATGATGTTACGACCACGGGTAATGGTTATCTGACGGACATTTGGAGTCAAGTCAATTACTGGAGTGGGAACTTCTGAGGAAGCAAAGGTTGATTTGCCTATAACACCAAACTCAGCATCGCCAATAGTAAACGGGTAGCCAAAAGTCGCACCTGATGAGAAGTCAAATGATACGGCTATATTGGCTGGGAGACTCACGAAACAAACGACCCAAGCTGACGGTTCACATTGGCTTGCTTGGCTGAGAGGCTGTCATTGAGTAAGCCATCACGAACAGCGCCTACAAGTTCTTGCTGTGAGATAACGCTACCAGCGACATTTACAATAACCTGATTGCCAGCGGCTTTAGCATCCACTCTAGCTTGAAGGGCTGAGATAGTGTCCATGCGAGATTGAACATCACTTACTGTCGCTGCTTGAGCGCTTATGGTATTGCCAGCTATCTTGGCGTTCACGCGATCCTGCAAAGCCATGATGACATTCATGCGAGCTTGGATGCTTGCTATAAGGTTTTCCTGACGGGCTGCCTCATCCTCTGCAGCCTTCTTGCGAGCTGCATCTAGCTTGGCTATCCATGAAAGGGCTAGATCACCGTTCTCGTTTTCAATGGCTTGCAGAGCCATCAAACGGATTTTTTCTTCCTCTGTAACTTTACCCTTGAGGGCTGCCGCTAGGTTAATCTTGGTAATGTCAAAGTTAGCCTGAGCCTTAGCGAGGCTTGCCTTTGCCTTGTCTAAGGCTAGTTGCTTCTTCTTCTCGTTGGTAATCTTCTGAGATGCCTTGTATTCATCGCGTAACTTCTTGAGGTAATCCTCAGCAACCTTGATTGCTAACTCAGACTGGATGGATGGTATAGCGCCTGTGTAGGCTGGCTTCTTTCCGCCTTGAGGTTGGTTAAGTAGGTCTGCTGCTGCTGCGCCTTGACCTCTAAACGCAAGACCGATAGCACCACCAAAGCGGCTGAAGTTGTCTGTGGCGCGGTTGAGCGAAGCACTTAAAGCATCGAGGCGGCGCTCCATCCAAGATAGCCCACCACCCTGCTGACCTGAGAGATTGTCTAAGCTGTTGAGAAGGCTCTTACCTACAGACTCATTAAAGTCAGCAAAGAGAACATTGAGCTTGTCTATCTTTCCAGCGTAGGTATCTGCTACTGCAGCTGCTTGACCGCCAAAAGCTTTGTTAATCTTCTCCTGAATTTCTAGGAAGCTCATAGCCTTTAACTCAGCTGCGCTAAGTCCTAAGCCATACTTGGTTATGCCTCTGGTCTGCCCTGCGTATGCCTTTGAGAGGTCACCGGCAACGGTGTTGAGA